AGTAATTTTAATAGCATCAACGATATAGCGTTTATGTGTAGCCCTATCAACAGCGTAACAAACGACGGCTGTATCACCAACCATAGCGGGATCAAGACCACAAATAAAAGAAAAGCCGTTGACATCACGCGGATGGCCTGGGTTACCAGGAACCAAACGACCTGCTTTACGCATACCATCTATAGAACCTCGCACACATACTGGGTCAAAGATGGCATCATCTGAGATATCTTGTTGTTGATAGACCAAAGCCCAGGTGCTTGCATCCATCGCTTGGCGTTCGTTGTAAAGGTTGCGACCATTCCATCTAGGATAGAGGCCGTCCTCATCTTTATCAGATTCCATCTGACCATCAAAGGGAGCATCACTTGCTGGCCAGAGGGTTTCCCACTTGTCGGGGTCATTGTCTGTAGAAAGCAGAGCTGGCATTGCAAGGTAAGTCCAAGGTACTAGGCCGCCTGGGTAGCGGTCTTCTGAGCGTAGCTCCTTGTATAAATCTACAGCAGAGACGCGGGTACCAATAATAATCAATTTACCAGTAGGGTTCAAACGAGAGCGCACGTCCTGGGTAAGCCATCTAATTTGCTTCTCAAACTCGTTGGCGTTCTTCAAGGTTACTGCGTCATCTACAATAATCATATCGGCACGCTTGCCGTAGATTTGACCACCGATACCAACGGCTTCGATGTTCGGGTCCTTTTCACTAGACTCACGTAGCTCATCACCAAAGGTGACACGGGTAGCCTGCCACGAGGCTGACTTGGAGTTAAACCCTACGCCAGCAGCGTAAGCCTGTTGGAGTGCTTCATAATTTGGATGAGTCAGGCGTTGCTTGATGGCGTAGAGAAAGTCGGCAGCTAACTGCTGCGTTTGAGATACGATGAGTACTCTAAAGTTAGGGTTCTGACAGACCTGCCAAGTGACGTAATCAATGGTCACGGTCATAGACTTGGCGTGGTTGGGCGGAATGTTAAGAAGGATTCTGTTATTAGCCAGACCCTTTTCAAACTTCATACTAGGATGTAGCCAGCCAGGTTCTCTACCCTCGATGACGTCTATTAGGTTCTGCTGGTGTGGGAAAGTGCGGGAGTGTAGGTACTTCTGGCGAAAGTCTGGAAAGCTCAGGTCGTGTACATCAGATGCTGCAAAGGACTTATCCTTTAGACCAAGGCGCGTTCTATCAACCTTGTCTGTAAAGATCTTGTCAGTTCTGCGATAGTACTCGTAGGTTTTCATTGATTTGCCGGCGGAGGTACAAGCGGCTTCAATGGTCATACCTTCTGCTACACAGCCAAGGATGATTCTCTTGGCGATGTCTGCACTATTGTCAGCCATTGTTTGCCCGTCTCATCTCTTCTACTAGAATTGCTGCCGCGATTTTGCGGCGCATTTCTAAGCGACGGGGTTCTCGCTGCGCTTTGTACTGGTTCCAGAATTTTCTACTGGAGGTCATCTGAAGGTAGATTTCTTCTTCTGTATAGTTGCGTATCATCGGCGCGGATGCTCATTTCTTATACTAGGTCGAATGATTTTCTACTAGTAAATAGATCTATCCCCACTAAAAGTACTGGGCAGTTCGGGCTTAGCGCCCGAGGGAGCTACAGCGAACTGAGGGGTAAGACTTAACTCGGCCTAGGGGCCTCGCTAGAGGCCAAACCGTATCTACTCAGGGCCTTTCCTATTAAAGCCCCTTACTATATATAAGGCAGGAAACGAACTGGTTTTCTCGCTTTTAGAATGTGAGTTGTATCACACATACTATAACCGCAGGTCAGAGCTATATTATGGAATCTCACTTTAGGAAATATATTTTGTTGGGGTATATATACACCCGTGCAAAAAGATTAAGCATAGGGGGGTCGTGTTTCCCGTCTAAGTCTAGCCGTATGGTAGAGGGTTAGACAGATACAGGGCTAGATGTCTATGATGTATAGGCAAGCGGTTAGCGGTTACTACCTATCCGGCGCGGTAATCCCCCTAGACCTATTCACTATCCATTCACTAGCCGTCCTACCTTGCAAGGCCTAGCCCTACCAGTTACCTACCAGTTACCAGTTACCTCACCAGTTAGCTATCGCCTACCTAATCACCAGGCCAGGCAATAGCCCGGCGATACTAGATAGCTCTCACCCCTTGCCCCTGGCTACCGGCTATCCCTGGCCTTACCTTTATCCCTGGCCTTACCTGTAAAAACTGATCCATAGAGCAAGGCGACACGGGCAAGAATTGACACCCTTTAGGTCATTGACTACTGGCCTTGCTATACCCCATAATTAACCCGTGAGCCGATATACCTACCTAACAAGCTCACAAGATAAGGGTTAAGAATATGACTAAGAATAATAAGTGCGTATCTTGTGGAAAGGTCACGTCTCAATTCACCAGTGATGACGGCGAATACTATTACCCACAGTGCGGAGAGTGTAACTAATGACTACTACACAAGAGCAGACACTATGCAAGGGCGATAGTGAGGGTGTTCATATATTTATCTTCACTAGCTATGGGCGTCCCGCTCAATGCTATAACTGCGGGCAATTAGCGAAAGGGGAGATCCACTTATGATAGCTATAAATCTAAATGAGAAAGAGCTACGCGCTATCTTGTGGCTAGTAATAGCAGAGCAAGAGGTAGTACGTAAGCAATTCAATGATGCGCTAGCTAATGAATATGTAGCTACTGTGTTTGGCCTTAACCGAAAGAATGTAATGCTAGAAAACGTGATCGAGGTACTTAATCACACAATAGCTAACGTTAATGAATTAACCATAGAGCCTAAGCTATTAGCATTCGATAAGTGGCTAGCAGTTAAGGAGGGCAACTAATGATTGAATATAAGGGATACACAATTAGCGAGGGTACCGGCGTTAATGGCGTGAAGATTTATTACGCTCTCCAGAATAGTAACTATGCAATAGCTAGCAATAGCTCATTAACCCACATAATCGCAGTAATTGACCAGAAAGAGGAGGCTAAGTAATGGACACAATAGAGCAGACACTACCAGAGCTAATTCAAGATCTTGGAATTACTCTAGAGATTAGACACCGCTCTCACCCTAACAAGGTGAGCGAATGGCAAGAGAAAGCCAACTGCTACCGCGTAACCCTTAGGTATCAAGGCCGTAGCTATTCCCTTAACTACTACCAGGGGAGAGGCATTGAAAGAGAGCCGGACGTAGTAGATGTAGTGCATTGCCTGGCTAGTGACCGCAATATCCTAAGCTCTTGCGACACCTTAAAGTGTTTCGCGGGGTGTTTCGGTTGGAATGAAGACACCGCGAACACGTACCGCGCTATTAAACGCCAGAGCGCCCGGTATAACAAGCTAATCGGTAATACTACTACTTTAGAGCTTATCGGCTCTAAAGAATACTAGGAGGTAATCTAATGGATAAGTGCGATAAGTGCGAGAATATGGCGCGGGTTACTGTATCCGGCTTTATAGTGGCACAGTATCTATGCGCTCTACACGCCGGGCAGTTATGCGAGAGAGTGGGAGATATAGCCGGGCGCGATAAGTTCGCCCTCCTTATCTCCGGGGATAGGGTGTTAGTGTGAAAGATCTTTCTAAGCGAGGTAATCTAGTCTTAGGCGTAGTAATCGGGCTAGGCCTGGCGCTCTTATGGTATATCTCCGGACATCTCTGGTACGTAGAGGGGGAGGGCTACTGCTTAGGCACACTAGCTCAATGCTTTCACTAGGTAGGTGACTCTCCTCCCTTGCCTACGGGCAGGGGAGAGAGAGCCGGTATCTAGCCGGATCTTTAATTGAAAGGGTGAATTATGAGCAATAAGAAAGAATATACGCGCCTTATAGACATAGAGACGCGAGAGGTAGTAAGCGCGGGCGATTTAACGCCCGCAGTAGCTAAACGCCTGGTAAAGCTATATAGCCAGTACGGGATATGGGTAGAGGTAGCCTAATGACTACGATACTAGAGACTAAACTGGTTAATGGTATGCAATTAGTTAAGAATAGTAATGGCCTATGGGTTAATAGCCAGGGCGATAGCGGATACCATACCCACTTTACGGGCGTGTGGGTATGCTATAACTGCGGACACTTATGTGAATGTGGAGAGGGAGAGGCTAACTAATGAGCGATTATGTAGTAATCGTAAAGCTAGGTGAAGATGCAATTCTCCTAGAGGCCGATAATAAAGAGCAAGCTATCGAGAAAGCTAAAGAGATTATCGGTGACCAGTATGGGTATAAATTATCTAAATCTGACACAGTATCTTATGAGATAGAGGGAGAGGTAGCCTAATGCAATTACAGGAGATAGATACCTTGCAAGATCTTAAATTGTGGGTAGAGGAGAATATGCCTAGCGCAAGCGTGCGAGAGGATATGCACGGCACGCTAATTATTCACACTAACCTCATATCCACTATGGGAGGATACCTACACAAGAAAGAGGAGGGCTAACTATGAGCGCAGACTGCATAAGCGAGGAGGTAGCTTTCATCCCTTGCCTACATCATCACGATATTATCGGATCTAAGTGCCTCCTTGCATACTGCCCCGCTTGTAATAAAGATTTATACCGCGAGTGCGAGAGAGAGGGAAAGCTATGAATTATGGTACTGCTTACGGGCGTGAGCCTAAAGTATGGGTGTTAGGGAAAGAGGCCTTAGCCCTAATAGAGTGCGATAAACTAGACGAGAGAGGGGGAGAGCTATGAGATGTGAATACTGCTATCAACCTATGAGCCAGGGTAAAAGGTTTTACGGGAATTACTGCCCTACTGCTACCTGCTTTAATAGTGAATATGCTAGAGAATATAAAGGGGCGCGTATCTATAGACGGGTATAGTACGCCATAGTAGTATGCGCTCTTATCCTCCCTCGCTTACAGGCGGGGGAGGGTGAGAGGTAGATTACCTCACGAGTAAGAGAGAATAAGGGTGAAAGATATGAATAAATTGAATACTCTCGCAGACTTTAAGCGAGCTTTACAGACACCTGGCGTGCAATTAGAGACGCTAGCTTTAGCATATGGCTTTACTAATAGCCCTGCCAGCATTCGAGAGGGACGCTTGCGCGTAGGTATGGTGCGATATGTCAGTAAGTACGACACTACTGGTGTCTATCTTAAAGAGAATGAGGGCGAGCAAGGGCGAGGATCATTCTTAGGTTACGACAAGGCCGGAGATTGGGTATTTACCGAGGATATAGCTACTAATACTAAGTGTGGCTACTCCTATCGTGTAATTCTGCCAGTTAAGGAGGTGGCGTAATGCTAAAAGATACAGTAATAGATGAATTGGAAAGCGTGCGACAAGAGATAGAGAGCGATAACGACCAAGAGAGAGCCTTGCTAGAGGGTTGGGAGAAGGCTTTACTGTGGGTATTACGAAAGATAGAGAGTGAGGTAGCGTGATGAAAGATAAGTGGCTAGTAACACTAGAGATAGATACCTATGACGGAAACCCTGGAGATTGGGATTGGGAGAAGCTCTCCACCGGCTTAGATGCAGTAAAGATAATCAGCAGTGAGTTTAAGGGCAGAGTATATCCAACAAGCGAGGGAGAGGGTAATGAATAGCAGCTGCGTACAAGATAGACACCAACTATGTGAGGATAGTGTGCAAGATACCTACGCTTGCTCTTGTCCTTGCCACTTAGAGGGAGAGAGTAATGAATGAGGAGTACCTGACGGCTAAGGCTAACCTATGCCTTAATCAAGCTGAGATAGATCTAAAGCAGGAGGAGATAGTTAAAGCTATCAAAAACCTAGAGCGTGCCAATAGTGCGCTATCGCGCTTGTTCGGACTAGAGGGAGAGGCTGATGACTAAGCGAGTGATAACTGCTGAGGTAGATCAAGAATGGTTTGACATATTAGGTCAGCTTACCCGTCACCAAGACGGGTTCGTATGGATTAAAGTGCAGGAGAAGGGGGAGAAGGAGAGTGAGTAATTATGTAGCAGATTTTATAGAAGAAGATTGTGTAGATGGGTGCGCTATATGCGCTTGGAATATGGAGGGTAATAATGAGTAAATATGAATGCGGATATTGTGGTTGGGAAGGTGCGTCAGACTTCTTTTGGTACCACGCTGGTAAGAATTACTGCTCACTACACCTAAAGGGAAGGGACACACCAAATGAATAATATCTATACCATACACCCAAAGAAGTCTCCACTTATCCTGCTCTATGAGGTAGTAGATGAGGAGGGGAGAGCTGAGTGGGGTGGCAATAACCCTGAGCATTGTATGCAATGGCTAAGCCTTGCACCTACTGGCTCTCGTGTGTTGGTATCAGGGTGGGAGAGCGATGAAGAGGACGCCCACCTAGTAGGCCAAAGCCTAGACATCACCGACATAGTACGGGCAGCTAGCCTATGAGCCTAGCTTTAGGTCTGATACTAGTAATGCTGGTAGCCTATGTGCTTATAGTGTGGGAGGACAAGATCAATGGAGAGTAAACAGGTAAGCGGGAGACAGTCTATCCACTACCGCAATTACAGAAGGGCAAGAGACAAGGCACTCGTGCGTCTAGCACACCTATACCCCGACACATACAAGCAGTTGCTTGATGAACAAAGGAGCTTTGATGAGCAAGAGGGCAAGATTTGGATTATTAACCCTGATAGTAGGCTTACTGTTGGTATTCATACCAGAGCGAACAACACACCACCCTTTGGAGATCCCGCAGATGCAGGCGAGGACGAAGGCAACTATGGAGGAGAAGCGTGAGAATAAAGCACTTGCAGTTAGTTACGCAAAAGCACTCGGTTACAGTAACAAAAACATTAACTGCCTACTCACCCTTTGGACCCGTGAGAGCAGGTTTGACCACCTTGCAGATAACAAACGAAGCACGGCTTACGGAATTGCTCAGCTCCTTAGAGAGCGTAGTAGCCAGCCTAATATCCAAATCCTCCACGGCATTAGATACCTTAACCACCGCTACGAAGGAAATGCTTGCCGAGCCATTGCCTTCCACAATAGACGCGGGTGGTACTGATGATACTACTTGGTGATGCCATTGAGCAATTAAAAAAACTACCAGATGAGAGTGTTAATTGCGTAGTTACCAGCCCTCCATATTGGGGGTTACGTGACTATGGAAATGATGGACAAATAGGAATGGAACCCACACCACAACAATATATAGACAAAATGGTTGAAGTATTTAGAGAAGTACGAAGAGTGCTTGCTAATGACGGAACCTTTTGGTTAAATATAGGGGATAGCTATAATCCTGTTGGACGTAGTTCGACTAAAGCAGGGTTTAATAAACGCTATTTTAATAAAGAATATAGTGAGGGTAAACAAGGTGCGCCAGAAAATCACGTTAAAGTTTCAGGCATAGCTGATGTCAAAGCTAAAGAGCTTGTAGGTATCCCCTGGAGATTAGCTCTTGCTTTATCTGCTGATGGTTGGTATCTACGACAAGATATCATCTGGGCTAAACCTAATGTGATGCCTGAGAGTGTACGTGATCGTTGTACTAAGAGTCACGAATACGTATTCTTATTAACCAAATCACCTAAGTATTTCTATGACAACGTTGCTATTAAGGAACCTGTATCTGAAGTCTCTCTGAAAAGAGCGCAATCAGGGTGGAAATCTGATAGACCTTCTTCCAAAACTGGACCAAATGGAATAGATGTAGAGAAAATGGGAACGAGGTTTGTTAATCCTGAAGGTAGAAATAAACGCGATGTTTGGTTTATACCCACAGCTTCCTTCAAGGGCGCCCACTTTGCAGTAATGCCTGAGCGTTTGGTTGAACCTTGCATTCTAGCTGGATGTCCTGAAGGTGGAGTAGTTTTAGATCCATTCTTTGGTTCGGGGACTGTTGGTGTTGTAGCTACTAAACATAACAGAAAGTATATTGGGATAGAATTAAATCCTGAATATATTGAAATTGCTAAAAAGCGGTTAAACTTGATAGACTAATCAGACTTGCCAAGTTTCTCACCCTTTCTTGGCATAATAAGAACCCTATCGCTAACCTTTCGGCGGTAGGGTTCTTGCTTTACCCACCAGTAGTATAGAAACCCTTACCCTTAAAGGTAATAGCGGGAGAGTCCCACACACGGCTCATAGTTTCGTGGCACTCAAAGCACATAGGAGTTGATGCCTCCTCGTGGATAGAACGCTCAACCGATATGGTTGCATTGCACTTGCCGCACTTGTAGTCATAAATCATTTTTTCTCATAACTATTACTGCACTTGGAAATGGAGCCGGACTTTTACCGTCACCAAACTTTAAGCGACCTTTAACGAAACGGATTTCGTGTTGCATACAATTATCCCACCACCATTTTGTATCAGTACGTGAAGGTACTAAGGCGACAACAATAATTCCTTTTTGACTTTCCTGGTTTGCCTTATCCATAAACTTACTTATCTGCCTACCATAAGGAGGGTTTAACCAGACCGCACCACCCTCTGATGCGCTAACCCATTCGCTAGTAAGGGCATCACGCCTTGAAATAGAATCGTGATCGGGTCCAAGATAGTTAGGTACAAGTGCTGAAGATTTTAATGCAGCAGCATCTAAAGTAAAATTAAACTCTTTATGAAGTTTGGAAAAGAAATCCTTTGGCGTAGTCCAAGTGTCATCTAATGAGCTACGCATACCAGTAGTAAATCCTGTCATAGTTGAATAGCCTCCTCGATTGGTAAGTACCCTACTAACTTATCAACCTTGCCTATCTTCTCAAACTCAGTAGTAGCTGGCAGGTAATGCACATACCAGACCGGCTCTGCTAAATCCATTAGGTCAAAGGAGTAGATACCAAGCGGAGTAGAGTTGATGTAGTAGGGAACAAGGTCACGCTCTGCAGCTTGGGTGATGAGCTTGCGATACTTCATCTCTTCAATGAGCAAGGTGTCATAGTGCCTAGCCCTGCACTTTAACTCTATGTAGTGACC